CTGATCACCGTGGTGGTCTTGCGCGTCACCCGGCCGGAAGCGCTGCCCCTGGTGACAGCGGCCGTGGCAACGGTTGTGACCGGAGTGATCGGCCTGCTGAGTGTCGTCATCGGGTTTTATCTCAAGACCAGGGCAAAGGAGGATAGCCAGTGATCGACAAACTCAGGGCGTTGTTTCCCGGGACTGTGAGCAGATACCTGCTGTATGCCATCGCCGCCTTGCTGGCGCTGGTGGTCACCCTCGCCTGGTTGCTGCGGGCCGAGATCCGCCACACCGGCGCACTGAAAGCACAGCGGGATCAACTCCAGCAGAGCCTGGAGGATCAGACCGAAACCCTGCGCCAGACCTTGGCCGAGCAAAAACGTACCGAAAACCTGCTGGCTGCAAGAGAGCGGGAGCGCAACGGAGCCAGACAGGCAACGGCTGCCTTGAAGCGGCGCATAACCCAACTGGAGGGACAGGCCGATGAAGCCTATCAAGCGTGCCTTGATATGCGCATTCCTGCTGCTGTGCTTAACGAGCTGCGCGCAGCCGGTGCGGATTGACGTGCAGCGCCAGTATCCGCCCGCCGTCCTGATGCAGCCGACGCCAGTGCCGGTCGTGCCGGGAGATACCTTTCGCGATCTGATGACCTGGTCGATCGATCTGCGGGCCGCGCTGAGAGAAGCCAACCAGGACAAAACCGCCCTGCAGCGCTGGGCCGATCAGTCAGGAGAAACACCGTAGTGGACGACATCGACCGCGCCCAGGTCATCAACGACGCGCTGCAGGCCGACGCCATGCGCGACTGGCGCCGGAGGCGGCAAGCCGGTCCTGGGCGGAGTGAATGCGAGGAATGCGGGGAAGAGATCCCCGAGAAACGGCGGCAAGCGGTGCCCGGCTGCCGGCTGTGTGTGAAGTGTCAAACCGCCTTGGAGCGGGCGCGAGGGAGACGGTAAGTGGATTGGAAGCTGACCTATGAAGTTTTGCGCGATGTGGTGCTGGTGGCATTTTTTGTCTATACCGTGTGGGCCAATCGCGAAAAGGTCAACGCAAAGCGGTTCAAGACACTCGAAAACAATGTAGCGGAAAAACCGGACCGCAAAGAGCTGCAGAAGATCCTTGCCGACCAAGAGAGTCGCTGCACGCGCCACCGTGAACGAACCGGCAACCTCGAAGGCGGTCTCGGCCGCCTGCAGACCGAGGTGCACCTCTTACCAAGCCAGGCCGACATCGGTCGGGTGCATGCCCGAATGGATGATGTCCTTGGCCTGGTTAAGGAACTCGGCGGCGAGATGAAGGCCAGCCGCCATCAACTCAATCTGGTGCTTGAACAGTTACTCGGGAGGGATAAGTAAATGAATTTTTCTGAATTGCTCACTGCCGATATCCGGCGCAGCTTGCTGCTGGCATTGGCCGGGGATGCCGGTTACAGCCACAACGAGGCTGTTTTGCAGTCGGCGCTGGATTACTACGGCCACAGCGTCAGCCGCGATCGCATCCGCACCGAACTGACATGGCTTGCAGAACAAGGGCTTATCACGTTGCGCGATGCAGCAGGATATATGGTGGCCACTCTTACGGGCAGGGGGGGAGATGTCGCTGCAGGTCGCGTCATTGTTCCAGGCGTCAAACGCCCAGGCCCAGGGAGCCGCTAATGGCCAAGCGTCGCCAGCCATCCTCCGTCGAGCTGTTGCCGCAAGCAGTGCGGAAACAACTGCAGGCCATGCTGGACAATCCGCGCATTACCCAGGTGGAGGCAACCGAGCACATCAATACCATCTTGGCTGAGTTGCGCACCGCCGGCGACCCGGAAGTGCTCGATCCAGCCTGCCCGGAAAAAGTTAGCAAGAGTGCCGTTAACCGCTACGACCTGCAGATGCGCAAGGTTGGCGAGCGTTTGCGGCAATCCCGCGAAGTTGCCGATCGCTGGATTAACAAGCTTGGCGCCGCGCCCCAGGGCAAGGTCGGCAATCTGATCAACGAGATTCTACGCACGCTCAGCTTTGACGTGACGCTGTTCATGCAAACCGGCAGCCTCGATGAAGAGAGCGCCCCGGCCGTGGTCGGCATGCTCAAGGATCTGGCGCTTACCACCATGCGCCTGGAGAAGGCGGCGAATTTGAACGTCGAACGGGAAAGAGAGATCAAGCAGCAGGCCGCCGAAGCCGCCGCCGCTGTGGCCGAGAAGACCCTCATCGGCCAGGGCATGAGCCGCGACTCCATCGATACCATCAAACGCGAGATTTTGGGGATCGCATGACTACCGAACTTCCGCAATCCGTTCTTCTGCCCTACCAGAGGCGCTGGGTCGCCGATGAGTCGCAGCTCAAGATCGCAGAGAAGAGCCGCCGAACCGGCCTGACCTGGGCGGAAGCGTCAGACGCCGTACTGACGGCAAGCGCGGCCAAGGCGGCCGGCGGAACCAACCACTTCTATGTCGGGTCCAACAAGGAGATGGCCATCGAGTTCATCGACGCCTGCGCCATGTGGGCCAAAGCGTTCAACCGGGCGGCCGGGGAGATTGAAGAAGAGATCATCCAGGATGAGGATAAGGACATCCTTACCTATACGGTGCGCTTTACCAGCGGCTTCAAAATCCAGGCACTGAGTTCGCGCCCCTCAAACATGCGCGGCCGGCAAGGCAATGTCACCATCGACGAGGCCGGCTTTCACGAGTACTTGGCGGAAGTTCTGAAAGCCGCCCTGGCGCTCACCATGTGGGGCGCGAAGGTGCGCCTGATTAGCACGCACAACGGCGTTGAAAACCTCTTTAACGAGCTGATCCAGGATAGCCGCTCCGGCAAGAAGCGCTACAGCGTGCACCGCATAACCCTCGACGACGCCTGCGCCGATGGCCTCTACAAGCGGATCTGCCAGGTGCGGGGGGTAGCGTGGAGTCAGGCAGCCGAAGATCAGTGGAAAGAAAATCTGCTGCGCGACACGGCCACCCGCGAGGACGCCCTGGAGGAATACTACTGCGTGCCGAAGAGCGGCGGCGGGGCTTACCTGTCCCGCGCCCTCATCGAAGCGCGCATGGGCGAGGCTCCCGTCCTGCGTTTCGAGGGTTCGGCCGAGTTCAACGCCTGGCCCGAGCATCTGCGCGAAGCCGAGATGCGCGACTGGTGCGAGGAGCACCTCAAGCCTCACCTTGCGAAGCTCAACCCGAACGATTCACACACCTTTGGCGAGGACTTCGGCCGCTCTGGCGACCTAACGGTGATCTCGCCCCTCGCCATCGGCCAAGATCTGCGCCGGCGCGTGCCCTTCCTGGTCGAGTTGCGCAACGTGCCATTCAAGCAGCAAGAACAGGTACTCAACTACATCGTCGACCGCCTGCCGAGGCTGCAAGCCGGCGCCCTCGATGCTCGTGGCAACGGCCAGTACCTGGCCGAGCAGACCGCCTACCGCTACGGATCAGGTCGCATCGAATGCGTGATGCTCAGCCAGTCGTGGTACCTGGAAAACATGCCCAAGCTCAAGAGCGCTTTCGAGGACGACACAATTCTTGTTCCCCGCGACCGCAACGTGCTCGACGATCTGCGCGCCCTCCAGGTGATCAAGGGCATTCCGCGCCTGCCAGAGGGTAAGACTGGCGACAACAAAGACCGCCACGGCGATGCCGCCATCGCCATTGCGCTGGCGTACTACGCAAGCAATCTCGAGATTGCTGACACCGCCATCCTTTCCGGCGCGCCCAGGGTGGCCGCCAACATGTTCAGGGGGTACTGATGCCGGGTCTGTGGCTATCGGAAAACCAATATATCGACCTTGCCGAGACGGCCGATCGCACGGCCTTGACCGGCGAACTGGCGACGCGCGGCAACGCCATGGAATGGCTCGATTTCATGGGCATGCTGCCCGATCCGGACCCGGTGCTGCGCAAGCTGGACGACGGCGGCGTGCATGTCCTCCAGGAACTGCTGGCCGACGGGCATCTGATCAGCGTGGTGCAGTCACGCAAGCTCGGCACCTTGAAAAAAGAGTTCCGTTTCGAGCCCGGCAGCCTCAAGGGCGAGGAGCCTTCGGCGGCCGCCGTCAAGCTGCGTGATGATCTGGTCGCCGACCTGGAGCAGATCGATCTGTACAACCTGGTCAGCAACATCCTCGATGCGTCCCTGTACGGCATGACCCCGGTGGAGATCATGTGGGATTCAGCCGATTCGCGCCTGCGCATCGCGGATCTGATCGGCAAGCCGGTGCGCTGGTTCGCCTTCGACACGGACAATCAACCGCGCTTCCGCAGCGCGGACAATCCTTGGTTCGGTGAAGAACTGCCGTTCGGCAAGTTCGCATTCGCACGGCACTTCCCGACGTATGACAACCCCTACGGGCTGCGGCTGCTGTCGCGCTGTTTCTGGCCGGTGGCCTTCAAAAAGGGCGGCATCAAGTTCTGGGTCACCCTGGCGGAAAAATACGGCATGCCTTTCCTGCTGGGCAAGTACCGCCAGGGCGCCCCGCCGAGCGAGCAACAGGACATGCTGGGCAAGCTCGCGGCCATGGTGCGCGACGCCTGCGCCGTCATCCCCCAGGGCGGCACGGTGGAGATCCTGGAGAACAAAGGCGGCGCCGCCGCCGACATCCACGACCGGCTCAAGTCGGCCATGGACGCCGAGATGAGCAAGGTCATCATGGGTCAGACCCTCACCGCCGAGGTCAGCGCCCAGGGCGGCAGCCGCGCGC